CTCAACAATGTTATTGCATATTTGGAAGATTATGAGGAAATTTTGAAACTCAATAACTGCAACACTTGCAGAAATAAGAATTGCCCATATCGCCCGAAGTGGGGGTGGGAGCGTGTGAGAATCAATTGTCCGCTTTACATTAAGGAGGTGACAGAATGAGCGTGATCGTGAAAAACATGGAGATGCCGAAGAACTGCAAGAGTTGCCCTCTGCGATATTCAAGCACTGGTTACGCATGGTGCGACATAACAGGCGCATCTTTGGCGCTTGAGATTGATATGAGGGATTATACTTGCCCACTGGTCGAGATTCCCACTCCGCACGGACGGCTGATTGATGCGGATGAACTCAAAAGCCGTCTTGTGCTTGACAATGATTCAAGCGAGTTACAGAGAATCAGCGCACACATTCTCAAGTGGATTGATATTCAAGAGACAGTAATCGAAGGGAGCGAGACATGAACAAATACGTTATAGAGTTACGACCTGACTGCAAAGTTGTTCAGCAAATATGCCAATCGGATGGACAGTTCTACATTGGTTCGAAGGGGGTGAATTACCTTGAAGAACTCAACTCCGACTACATCAATGAACACTACGGAGAGTTGCAGGATACGGCGTACCAGAAAGGACTTGAGGACGGTAGGTGGAAAAGCGAGGACGGATGCACAGGGTGCAAGTATGAGGGCAAAGTAGTAACAGGTCATCCTTGTATCAGTTGTTGTAATTCGTACAAGAACCAGTGGACGGCAAAGACCGATAACAAAATCGAGGTCGGTGATGAGGTCAACTGGGCTAGCGACTGCTTCATCGTTACCCGAATCTTTCAGCCGCGTACTCAGAAAGAACAATGCGACGGAATAGACGATGATGGATGCGTTTATCACGATGTCCTGATGGATGACCTTGAGAAGACAGGCAGACACTTCGACATCGCATCAATACTGGAGGCAATGAAGCATGATTGACACCATCATCACATTTCTCGCCGGTGCATGGTTCGGCGCACTAACCACCATCTTCACACTGGCACTACTCGCACGGGGGAACAAATGAAACAATGCTTAATAAATGATTGCACGGGCTTCCACGGGATTGCACCCTGCTGCCTCGGCTGCCCAGAGCATGACAGGTGCCCGGACCGGTGCCCAAGGACGGATAACATTTACTGTGTAGGAGTAATAGATGACAGCAAGAGAGTATTTAACAAGATACAGGGATGCAGTACGGGAGTCGCGGGAGATCGAGCTTAAGATCACACAGCTCCGGCTCCGCTATGGGGCGCCCAGTGCGATCAACTATTCGGATATGCCAAAGGCCCACAACAACAGCGACCTGTCGGATTACATGGGGAAGCTGGAAGAGCTGACGGAGCTGCTTTATGCGAAGTATGAACGCTGTCTCGGTATCATGATCGATATCGAAATGCGGCTGGACCAGATGGAAGGCCCGAACGCTCAGCTGGAAAGGGAAATACTACGGCACAGGTACACGGATATCACTGAGGCGGGAAACCTGTCGTCATGGGATGCTGTCGCCGAAGCTGTCGGATACAGCCGCAGGACAGTGGCACGCGCGCACGGATCCGCGCTGCAACATTTCCCGGTCACGTGAATGTTGGCATTGAATGCCCATTTTACATGTGCGAAAATAGTAGCGTCAGAAGTTCAGATATACCTTTCTTTGACAACACTTGATGCCGGGGCGTCGTACTCTCACAGGTACGGCGCTCTTTTAGCGCAAGTCGATAGCGCTCTATAAACCATGGCGCCGCGGGCCCTAGTGGCCCGCTTTTGTTTATGACACGAGAAGAGAAGATGCGCTTCTACCATTCGCAGGCATGGCGCAGGATGTCAGAGAGGATCCTGATCCGCGATCACTACGAGTGCCAGGAGTGCAGAAAGAAGTTGAGGTCAGGCGTTCGCACGAAGATAAAGCGTGCGACACAGGTGCACCACATTGTTGCCTACGAAGTACGGCCTGATCTCGGGCTTGACGCGGACAACCTTGAGGCGATCTGCGACGGCTGCCACAACGAAGCACACGGAAGGACATGGACGCAGAATCAGCGTCCGAGAAAAAAATATGCAACAGAGGAGAAATGGTAGATACCCCCCGGTCAAAAGTTTGAGAATTTCTGCTTGGGAGGAACGGAAGGGGCGGACTCGACTCCGGAAAAATCTGACAATTCACACGTAAAGGGGTGTAGAGCAAATGAAAATGGCGACAGAGGACAGAATCAAAGAATCCCTGCTCGACCAGCTGAAGGCTCAGAACAAGTACACGGACTACTGCATCGACCTTGTCGAGACGTACATGGTCCATTATCGTCTGAAGGAGCAGCTGGCAGTGGATGTAGCGGAGAACGGGATCCGGATAACGGTTGGCACAGGGAACGGTCACGACAAGACGATAGCGAACCCGAGCGTCACGGATCTGAAGAACGAGACACTGGTCATGCTGCAGATCCTGGACAAACTCGAACTGCGGCAGCCGGTGCTAGCGGGCGCTAAGGATGATTATCTGTAAAGAGATAGACGACTATCTCGCGTACTGCAAAGAACATCCCAAGTGGATCAACCGTGACCGCAAGCTGCTGATCAGAAACGTCGTTAAGCCCACGCTCAAGCGGAAGGACGTGTTCTTTGACGAAACGACGTTTAGAAACTGCATCCGGTATCTCGAAGTAAATTATTACCCGCTCTTTCCGTATCAGAAATTCATACTCGCATTCGTATTCATGTACGACGCGACAGGCGAGCCGCTTTTCCCGGAGATTGTCATGCTGATGGGACGAGGAAATGGCAAGGACGGCTTTATGGCTCCACTCGCCAATTTCTTCCAAACTCCTTTATATGGGATCCCCGAGTACCATGTGGAACTCGTGGCGAACAGCGAGCAGCAGATCAAGGACACTTTCAACGTCGTTTACAACAAACTCAATAAGAACTCCAAATTCAAGGGCAAATTCCACGTCACAAAGGAAGTGATCGAGAACCTTGAGACGGGGTCAATCCTGAGATACAACACGAGCAATGCCACCACAAAGGACGGCAAGGCTCCGGGCTGTATCTTTTTTAATGAGTTTCATGCCTACGAGAACAACGACAGCGTGAACGTGTTCGAGTCCTCTGAAGGCAAGAAGAGGCACTTCCGGGAGATCATCATCACGACGAACGGATACGTCCGCGAGGGCCCGCTCGACAAGCTCCTGGACGACTGCCGGATCATCCTCGAGGGCGGGGCGAACCCGCTCGGGATCTTTCCCTTCCTCTGCAGGCTCGACAGGGAATCGGAGGCAGGCAAGGAAGAGCCGATGCACAAGGCGAATCCGTCGATGGAGTTCCTGCCGACACTGCAGAGGGCGATCGAGCGCGGATGGATCAAGGCTAAGGGGGACCCGGAGAAGTACCGTGAGTACATAACGAAGCGATGCAACCTTCCTCAGCTGAGGGAGGAGCAGGCCGTGACGAGCTGGAAGAACATCTTGCTCTGCTCCTACAAGGACACGAAACGGAAGGGCGTTCGGAAGTCACTGGACACGAAAGGGAAGATGGCGATCATCGGGATCGACTATGCGGACGTGCGGGACTTCGCCTCGGCTGGCGTGCTGACGATCGACGATGAGGGGAATCACAAGTGGCGTCAGCACACATGGATCTGCTCAGAGAGCCCCTACTTGACGAGCATCAAGTTTCCGCTCGATAACGTCGGGAAGGCAGGCTTCCGGGACTTCGAAGTAGTCCGGGCGCCGGTTATTCCGGTGGACGGCATCGTGGACTGGTGCGAAGACCAGATGCAGGACTACACAGTGGTCAAGATCACGATGGATACTTACCGGTACACGCTCTTCAAGACCGTGTTTGAACAGCGTGGGATCACGATCGAGACCAGGGACAACCCGCAGGGGACAGTACGACTGATCAGGAAAATCGGAAGCGTCTGCGGGATCATCGCTCCTACTGTCGAGAAGCTCTTCTCGGAGCACAAGGTAGACTACGGAGATAGCGCGATCATGCGATGGTACACGCAGAACACCGGCACGCTTACGGATAAATTCGGGAATTTGCAGTATGTGAAAATTGAGCCGAAGCTCAGAAAAAACGACGGCTTCATGGCCTTCGTGGCAGCAGAGTTTTCCGCAGATCTGCTGAAGGAGACAATCATCTATGTTTGAATGGCTTTTTAAAAACAGAACGGGAGACGTTTCTAACGTCCTGGAGATCATAGCGACGGACCTGACAAAGGTGCAGCTGGCCGTTATGGCACAGGAAAAAGCTGCCGGGATGATAGCGAAGGCAATCGCAAAGAGCGAGATCGTCCTGACGCAGGGTGAGAATCGTCGTAAGGACGAGGCATATTATCGCCTCAACATCAGGCCCAATGATAACGAGACCGGCACAGACTTTTGGTTCAATGTGGCGCGGGAGCTTGTGGCGACAGGTGACTGCGTAGTGGTCCGCATGCCGAACGGCAAGTATTACCGGGCAAACTCGTACCAGATGGACGATTATGTGCTTTTCGGCAAGACCTACAGCAACATCACCATCACGGACGGCTACAACGAAGTGGCGCTGCGGTATGGCATCAGCTCCGACGACATCCTGCACTTCCGATATGGCACGGATAAGCTGAGGAAATTCACGGACAACGTCCTGACCAACCTCAACGACGCGCTGAACGCTGTGCAGTCGCTTGAAACGATCTCCAATACGCCGCTCTTGAAGTATAAGGTCGACACAAATATACAGTTCCGCAGGAGAACAGTAGACGGGAAAGAGGTCCGGCTGACGCTGGACAACGTACTGGATGAGTTCAAATCCAAGATTGACGGCAAAAAACTGGCGATCATAACCGAGCAGACCGGAACATCCCTGGAGTTCATGGACGTCAAAAAGCAGGTCACGGCAGCGGAGGTGGCATCGCTCGCGGACACGATCAATAAAGAGTGCGCAGCGGCCTATGACATCCCGCTCGGCGTGTTCAACGGCCAGATCACGGAGCAATCGGACGCGACGAACGAGTTCATAACCTACGCAGTCGGCCCGCCGGCCGAAGTGATCAACGACACGCTCAATGCGAAGCTCGTGGGAGAGAGGGATTACATCAAAGGCGAGCGGGCTTTTGTGTGGCTGGCTCACTTTAAGCACATCGACGTGATCGATGCGGCGAATAGTCTCGACAAGCTGAGGGCGATCGGCTTCACACTTGACGAGATCTTTGAAATGGTAGGGTATCCCGCCCTGAATACGGAGTTTTCCACGACCAGGGCGCTTACTAAGAATTACGCGACGGAAGGCATGGAGGAAAGCATCGAGCCGACGGGCTCTGCCGATGATCCTGCTGAGGAATCCGTAAGAAATATCAGTAACCGTAAACCCAGCAAACACAAGGAAAGGAGGAAGAGACGAAATGTCGAAAACTCCGACTAAATACTATCAGCTGGTCAATAACGACACATCTGCTGATCTGTACATCTTCGGCGACATCTGCGCGTGGGCGTGGCAGGAGATGGGAGAGCAGTCAGGTGTGACGATCGTCAATCAGCTGAAAGCTCTCGATGTGGACACGATCAACGTACACATCAACAGCTACGGTGGAGACGTGGCGGAAGGACTTGCGATCTACAATGTGCTGCGCGAGCACAAGGCTAAGATCGTGACGATCTGCGACGGATTCGCCTGCAGCGCGGCTTCCGTGGTCTTCATGGCCGGCGACAGACGAGTGATGCAGCCCGCGTCCCTGCTGATGATCCACAACGCGTGGACCGTGGCGATGGGCAACGCTGCACAGCTCCGGAAGACAGCCGACGACATCGAGACCATCACCCAGGCATCCGTCGAGGCCTACAAGAAGGTCGCCACGATCTCCGAGGAAGAGATCAAGGCCCTCATGGACGCCGAGACATGGATCCTGCCGAAGGACGCTGTCGAGTACGGCTTCGCGACAGAGATCGACGACGAGGACGAGGACGACGACGAGCCGAAGCAGTCCGCTTTTGGCGTGATCATGCGCAAGCTGACAGCTCCGGAACCGGTCCTGGAAGCACAGGAGATCGAGGTCAATATCGACGTCGACAAGCTCGCAAAAGAGCTCTCCGAGGTGCTGATGAAAGGAACAGAAACACCCGAACAGCCCAAGAAAACAGACTGGGCTGCATTTTTTGAAAGGAGACAGTAATGAGAATCGACAAGACTCCCCTTAACGAAGAGACAAAAGCAAAGATCGTCCAGATGCTGAATGACGCAGAGGACAAGACACAGGCCATCACCGACGCTATGGAGATGGTGATCAGCGAGACCCAGGGCGCTCTGATCGACCAGGTCGTTCGTGAAGCTCAGAGAGCTGAGCAGGATGCGGAATACAAGAAGAGCCTCGGCCTTCGTCCGCTTTCCGAAGCTGAGAAGAAATTTTATGAAATGCTCAGGGGCGGCGCAAAGCAGGCGCTCACCGCAGCACAGATCGACATCATCCCGATCGAGACCATCGACAAGACTCTCGCTGATGTCCGCGCAGCATATCCGATCCTTGACCTGATCACATTCGCACCTGCAAACGTGAAGCACTGGCTGACCGGTTCCAAGAGCGGAGCAGCTGTTTGGGGATCCCTTGCTTCCGCACTTTCCAACAGCGCCGAGCTGTCCGCAACACTTACCGGCCTGAACATCGAAGTCGGCAAGCTGTATGCGTACTGCATCATCCCCAAGTCCATCAGAGACCTCGAGATCGGCTACGTGGACAGATACTTCCGCGCGATCCTGCAGGAGGCTATGTACGACGGAATCGCTGACGGCTACCTTAACGGCACCGGCAAGGATGCCCCTATCGGTATCCTGAGACAGATCGGCACTGTAGGCCAGGACGGCACTCACACTGCAAAGACTGTAGTGCAGACCCTGACAGGCTTCTCTCCGAAGCAGCTCGCTCCCGTACTTGCGGCCCTGTCCAACGGCGGCAAGCGTGCGGTCAATGAGATCGCAGTCATCGCGAACCCTGCGGACGTTTACAACTATGTGAACCCTGCACTGTACGGTGACAGCATCTCCGGCGGTTACATCACCAAGAGCTTCATGCCCGTAACTGTTATCGCAGAGCCCAAGATGACCCAGGGCACAGCAGCCATCACCATGAAGGGCTTCTACACCATGGGCTTCTCCGGTCTCAAGGTGCAGGAGTACAAAGAGACCAAGGCCCTCGAGGATGCAGATCTGCTGATCGCGAAGGTTTACGGCAACGGCCGCGCGGACGACGACAACGTAGCTTATGTCTTCAACGTCACTAAGCTCGCCGAGTACGTCCCCACTGTTGTGACTGTCGCTGCAGAGTAATTGAGGAGGGCGGAACCTGATGACAAGCGAACAGTACGAGATACTGGCGGAGGAGATCCGGGCGGACAATCAGGTTCCGCCCTATACTTCCGACAATGTGATTATCAATTCGATCGTAAAGTGCGAGATGCGTCTCAACATGCTGAGGCCCGGCGCGGACTTCGTAACGGATCCGCTAAGCCGCGGGCTCCTCAAGGACTTCGTGTACTACGACATGGTGCACCGGTTCGAGGAGTTCCTGCAGAACTACGGCCCGGACATCCGTGCGTGGCAGCTTTCCGAGGAGGTGGCCGATGCGTCTGAATAAGATGGCAACGCTCCCGGAATACACGGACGGGTGTTTTGAACTGTACGACATAATCGACAGTGGCGGCGAGAGGAAGATCCGGGCGCGCGACCTCAGGCCCGTGTGGTTCCGCGACATCGCAGTCTATGACCGCACGCGGATCACGTTCGAGCAGGCCGACAAGGAAGTGACCATGAAGATCCGGATCCCCAAGTGGGACGGGATCGACTCGAACTGTGTATGCCTGATCGACGGAGTGCAGCATAAGGTCTACAACAAGGCCGACGTGATCTCCAGCCAGGGATACATGGAAACGGAGCTGACCCTGGTCAATCCGACGATGGATTATGAGGTGGTAGAATGACAAAAACCGAGCTCATAGAGCTGATCAACAATACGGGCATTACAGCCCGCGAGAATGAGCTGTACCTGGAAGACCTGAAGACCTTCCCGAAGATCGCATACTGGGAGTACATCATCGAGGACGTCATGGCGTCCGGTGATGATTACGAAACAGTAGTGACCTATCAGGTGTCGTTCGCTTCCAGGACTGTGCGGCCTCCGGAGCTGATCAGGCTCAAGAGGGCGTTCAACGACGCCGGTTATCATCCCGTCATCTATCACGAGACCCTGAACGCCACAAACGGCCCGGCATGGCATCACTACTACTTCCGGGTAGAGATCACGGAGGATATGGGCGATGGCAGCGGGACCTGAGGGACTTGAGAAGTTCATGGATCTTCTCGAGAAGTACGAAAAATCCGCTGATGACAACCACGTCGCAGAGGTTTTAATGACTGCTGGTTCTGCGCTGGCAGAGGACGTCCACAGACTCCCCAAGCCGCGCAGAAGAGGCGCAGGCTACACGCACATGCTCGACTCAGTAGTAGCAACACCCTCGGGAAAAGACGCTGTGCTCGTCTCCTGGGGCCGCTATTACGGCAAGTTTGTAGAGCATGGCACAAAGAAGATGGGCGCACAGCCCCACCTCGCTCCGACGTGGGAGCAGAACAAAGATCGATACTACAAAATTATGACAGACAAACTTTTTTCAAAGGTTGGAGGTTAACAAATGGCTATTAATGAGAAAAAGCCGTCAACTAAATATACCGTAGGCGCGCAGTACATCTGCTTTAACTCGGATCCCGACGGCGCCGCCGACAGCTATGACACGGACGTCATTAAGCTCCCCACAGTGGTTGACATTGACGTAGCAGACAATTCCAACTCATATGAGTCCTACGCTTCCGGTGCCGTGTACGAATCCGACACGATGGTCTCTTACAAGGAGATCAGCGTCACCCAGCTGGCTTTCGATGAGGCGACGATCGCAAAAATGAAAGGCGATGCGAACGATGGCGGAATCATCCTGTCCGGCGGCATCAAGACAAGACCCTACTTTGCATATGGCGTCCCGATCATCAAGAAAGACAGGACCATGGATATGCGCTGGTATCCGAAGTGCAAGCTTGTGGAAAACTCCGACGCAACGGCAACGTCCACGGATTCCCACTCTGATCAGACCGACTCCCTGACCATCAGGGCGTATGGCTTTGACGATACACAGAATCAGGAAGTCAAGGTGCTGACGGCCGAGACGGACAACGCGGGCATCACCGAGGAGAAATTCTTCGCGGCGCCTGTTCTGACAGTGGCAGCGGCAAAGGCTCTTCGGACGGCCAGCAACGGATAAAGGAGGCGTAAATGCCGAATACAAATGACGCGGGGGCAGCAGCTCCTGCTTTTGTTTTACGTGAACTGAAATCAAGCGATGTATGGCAGCTCGTCCGCGTGCTCCGGAGGTTCAACCTCAGAGAGGCGCGCAAGCTGATCGACCCGGACCTCCTCAAAAAGTCAAAGTTTGAGACACCCAGGAAGCTGGTCGACGGTGAGCTTGTGCCGATGCTTCCGGACGAATGGACGGCGGCACAGCGGAAGGCCTTCAAGGCCGCAAAGGCGGCGAATGAGGAGCTCACCTGGCAGGCGCTCGACATTCTGATCAACAACATCAGCGGGTGCGAGGACGAGGTGAACAAGCTGCTCGCCATGGGCATCGATAAGGATATTAACTACATCAGAAACATGGACGCGGGCGATTATCTCAACCTTATCGTCCAGTACGTGACTCGTGAGGGCTTCTCCGATTTTTTTATGCAGGCGCAGCGCTTGCTGGAAAAGACGGGAGCATCGCGAAACTCTATAGGATCTGCAATGACGTTGATCAAATGATCGACACGGGCCTCGCTGTAGGCTGCCTGAGCGAGGTCATACAGGACGTATGGAAGCAGGACGCGCAGGATCTGAAGGTCCGGCGCTGGCTCCTGCAGGGTCACGGAAAGTCCTATAAGCAATTCTGGGGAGAAGATTATGGCGGCTAATAATATGCAGGAAGCTGGGCTGATATTAACAGCGCAGGGGGCGGACGAGTTCAAGTCTGCGATGAAAGGTATCTCTGCGGCAACGAAAGAGGCCTATTCCGAGCTGAAGCTCGCCCAGTCCCAATACGACAAAAACACGTCCTCCGTGGATAAGCTGGCAGACCGTCAGAAGTATCTCCAGAAGATGACGGAGGAATACACAAAGAAAGAACAGATCCTCCAGGCGCAGCTTGAGCAGATAGAGAACGCCGAGGAGCGCGACGAGGCCGCGATCGCGAAAAAGAAAGCGGAGATCAACAACTGCAAGGCCTCCCTGAACAAGTACAAAGACGCCCTGAAGGACGTCACGAAGCAGATCGAGGGGCATTCCGCGCAGCTCAAGGAATGGGACGAAAAGCTCAAGGATGTGGGCGGCAAGATGCAGAGCCTCGGCGGAACGCTGACCAAGTCCGTGACCGCTCCGATCATGGGCGTGGGCGCCGCGTCAGTCGTCGCGTGGAAAGAGGTCGACGAAAGCCTTGACATCGTGACGAAGAAGACCGGGGCGACCGGAGAAGCCCTGCAGGACATGCAGGACAGGACGCGGAACATCGCCAAGACCATGCCGACGGACTTCGCAACGGCGGGCACCGCAGTCGGCGAGGTCAATACGCGCTTCGGACTTACTGGAGACGCTCTCGAAGATCTGTCTGTTAAGTTTATAAAATTCGCGGAGCTGAACGACACGGATGTGTCATCCTCGATCGACAACGTGCAGTCCATGATGGCTGCATGGGGCGTCGAGACAGAGGACGCTGGGCTGATGCTTGACATGCTCACCAAGGCAGGCCAGGACAGCGGCGTCGCGGTGGATACGCTCTCCCAGCAGCTCATGCAGAACAAGACAGCCCTGGACGACATGGGCTTTTCCCTGGACGAATCTGTCGACCTTCTCGCGAACTGTGAGAAAAACGGTATCGACACGTCCACAATGCTCGGCGGTCTGAAGAAAGCCCTGCAGAACAGCGCAAAAGAGGGCAAGAGCTCCGCTGAGGCCCTGTCAGAACTTCAGGAGAAGCTGCTGGGCGCTGAGTCCGACGCGGAAGCATCGCAGATCGCGATGGAGCTGTTCGGAAACAAGGCAGGCCCGGCGATCGCTGACGCTTGCAGAGACGGGCGGCTGTCCCTGGAAGATCTCGGCTATTCAATGGAAGATCTCGCCGGAACGACGGAGACGACCTTCGGGGAGATTCAGGATCCTCTCGACCAGATGCAGCCGATCCTCAACACGTTGAAGGATACAGGCGCACAGCTGGTCACGGATCTCGGCCCGGCGATCGTAACGGTCCTGGGCGCGATCTCGGACGGAGTGTCAGCGCTTAATACGTGGTGGTCAGGTCTCGACGAGAAACAGAAGAATGTGATCCTCACGTTTGCCGGACTGCTCGCGATCCTCGGTCCTGTGCTGAGTGTAGTCGGGTCGGTGATCAGTGCGATCGGGTCACTGGTCACGACCATGGGCGCCGCCTCTGCCGGAGGCGGAGTAATGGCTGGAGTGATAGCGGCCCTCACCGGTCCGATCGGAATAGCTATCGCGGCTATCGCGGCCCTGATCGCCATCGGTACCGCGCTGTATCTGAATTGGGATAAGGTGTGCCAGTGGGCGGCGACCATGAAGGAAAATGTCACGACCGCATGGAACACCCTCAAGTCAAACGTCAGCAGCGCTGTCGAGGGCATCAAGTCCAACGCGATCCAGAAATTTGAGGACATTAAGAGCAAGATACAGGAAAAGATCGAGAGTGCCAGGGACAAGGTGCACGACGCGATCGAGAAGATCAAGGGCTTCTTCGATTTTGAGTGGAGTCTGCCACACATTAAGCTGCCGCACTTCTCAGTAAGCGGAGAGTTTTCGCTGAATCCTCCGTCGATCCCGCACTTCGATGTCGACTGGTACAAGACCGGCGGCGTGTTCGATGCGCCTTCCGTTATCGGTGTCGGTGAGGCGGGTCCTGAAGCAGTCCTGCCGCTTGAGACACTGTGGAAGAAGCTGGACGAGATAGCTGACAGGATCATCCAGTCGGGTGACAGGCACGCGGCGGAGATGTACAGATCTCTTATCGCGGCACTCGCTGAGATGTCCTTTGTGATCAGCGACAGAGAATTTGCACGACTGCTGAGAAAACATGGAGCGATTAAATGAGCGGAGTAGATTTACGTTATGTCGCTTCAAGCGGCAACATTTACAACCTTAGAGATGGCTCGTTGCGGACGGGGGCCGACGCTAACTTCCACGACTGGGCTTGGGAAGTGATTGCGGTCGCGCTCCAGTACGGCTCCCGTGTGAGCGGATTCACGAGGTCGCCTCAAGAGTATGAGGCGACGCTGTCCCTGTTCGGGTCAGAAGAAAGCAAGCAGAAACAGCTCGAAGCTCTCCATGATGACTTCGAGCTGGACGTCCGCAATCTGACCCCAGGGCGTCTCTATTGGAACGATTATTATATTGACTGTTTCGCCCGAAAGAGCACCACAAAACCAGGCGAAAATAACGTTGCTGTCGAGAATACGGTTTCGTTTTATTGCCCTTATCCGTTTTGGGTCAAAGAGGAGTCCAGGAGCTTCCACCCGCGCGCGGGAGACACGGGCGAGGCCTTTTTAGACTATCCCTATGACTTCCCCTACGACTACTACCCCGGAATATCCGGAGCTGAGACATGGGTGACAGGGTTTACGTTTAAATCCGACTTCCAGATGATCATTTACGGCCCTGCGACTAATCCCAGGGTACAGATCAACGGCCACGTCTACCAGGTCTTCGACATCCTGGAGGCGTCAGAGTACATCGTGATCGACTCCAAACGGGGCACGGTCGAGAAGACCAAAGCGGCCGGTCAGAAGGTCAATATCTTCGACCTGAGAAACAAAGAGGAATCTGTATTCGAGCAGCTTCCTCCCGGATCGCTGCAGATCAGTTGGGATGGGCAGTTCGGCTTCGACCTGACGCTCTACGAGGAGCGGAGCGAACCGAGGTGGGAGGTGCACAGTGAAAGAATTAATAGTCGCTGACAGCACCGGCAAGGAGCTGGGCTACCTGCTCTTCAACAGCTACGACTTCGAGGTAGGAATAGAAGATAACAGCTTTGAAGTCAAGATCTCCCGCGACGAATACACAGAACTACCGGAAAAGGCCCGGATCTACATTCCGGACACGGAATACGGCGGTATTGTCCGCAGGCTTAACACGAACACGGCCCAGGGCATCATCTGCCCCGGCGGTATGACATGGCGCGGGATGCTGCAGGGAAAGCGGATAAAGCCCCCCTCCGGTGCGGATTACGCGACGGACTCGGGAGAGCTCAACGCGATCGTCAAGGCGCGCGTTGAGGAACGTCTCCCTGGCCTGTTCGTGGGAACCACCGAGAGCACTGGCATATATGTAAGCAGCTACCAGTACGAGAGATACTGCACCCTTGAGGCCGGGCTCACGGAGCTCCTGAAGTCCAAGGGATACCGGCTTAATCTGGCCTACTCGGCGGAGCTGAAAGCCGTCGTCGCGTCAGCGGTCCCGATCGTGGACTATTCACGGTCTGTAGAGCTTTCCTCCGATATGCGCCGGGACTACACCATGCAGAAGCAGACCGATGGTGTGAACCATCTCGTCTGCCTGGGCAAAGGTGAGCTGAAGAACAGGACCGTGTACCATCTGTACACGGACGCGGACGGGAACATCGGAACGACGCAGCACTTCTTCGGCGCGGACGAGATCGAGGACGTCTTCGACTACTCCGGCGGGGAGCTGCCGGACCTGATCCAGTCAGGCCGTGAGCGGCTTGAGTCCCTGAAGAGCTCGAATAAGTTCGGGATGAAGATCGAGAGCAACATGGAGATCGGGATCGGCGACATCGTGGGCGGCCGTGATTATCTGTCCGGCATGACGATGACCGCACCGATCGCCAGCAAGATCGTGACATGGGAAAAGGGCTCCAGACGGATCGAGTATAAGCTGGAGGATAACTTGACGGTGGCGCCTGCGACCGCAATGCTGGTCGCCGCTGTGCGCCTCACAAAGGAGACTGAAAAATGAAAATCATTACAGGATACAGAGACGATCCTCACGTGACATCACAGCAGGAACGTGACACGAACATCGCCATTTTCGGCCCGGGCGCGCATATCCTCAAGGGCGTGGAAAACGAGATGGCCGCGACGATCGTCAGCGCAAACGAGATCCAGATCGCTGCCGGACAGCTTGTGGCAGAGGGATGCACTGCGGAGATCCAGTACGGCACGACTGAGAGCATGACTATTGAGAACGGCGAACAGGGCATGCTCAGGGTCGATTTGATTGTTGCGAGATACACAAAGACGGCAGGGACGGGCGTCGAGAGCATGGAACTGGTAGTCATCAAGGGTACGTCAGCAGCGAGCAATCCGGCGATACCGGAATACAACACAGGATCGATTGCAGACGGAGATTCTCCCGTAGATTTCCCCATCTACAGGGTGAATTTGAACGGCATCAGCATTACAAGTGTTGCCCCGCTTGTGGATACAGTCAGTGTGGCTGATGCTATAAGCACGATGCATGGGCAAATCGAGGCGCTCCAAAAACTCAGCATTAAGGCAGTGCAAGTGGACTTCGGTTCACAGGGATTCGATGCGAACGGAGTTATCGACCGTTCAAAGAATGTGTCGAGTGAAATGCCCGCAGGATATAGGTTGCTATGCGCGTTGCCTTTACATTCGGGAAGCGCAAGAGCGGTGATATATTCCTGTACGGTGATCGGACCGAGCGCAATACGAATCCAAGTCAAGAGGCTTGATAGTGGTCTTGCAACAACAGAGCCACATGCACTCATCTTGTGTGTCAATACGGGGATGGTATAAGGAGGGTGACGACATGAGAATTTGTACCTTAAAGGAAGGATTAACGTCCTTACTCGCACGAGTAGCAGTTTTGGAGGACTAATGTATGGATACTTCCAAAATCATAAGAGGAGTGGTCAGTAACGGAAGATATACTGTTACCGCTCCAATTGTCAAAGAGGACTACGGATTATACCTCAAGATTGAGGGGTTGGAACTGCCGTCAACCTATGAGGTGGATTTTTCCAATTCCGAGAATAGCGGAACGTCCGTAACCATGATTGGAAACAGTGACGGTGTTTTAATTCCTCATCAGTTTATCGATACAGGGAAAGACATCTTCGCATTTTTGTATCATGTTGGTTCTGACTTTGGACGCACCGTATACAAGTTCCGCATCCCGAATAAGTGCAGACCTGATAGGACGGAAGAAGAGCCTACTCCCGAAGAACAGAGCGTTATTGACCAAGTTATCGCAAGCCTTAACGATGCGGTAGACCGTGCCGAAGATGCTGAACAGGCGATTGAGGATATGTCTGTATCTGCTCAGACTTTGGCAGAGGGCGAATCCGCTACAGTCACCAAGACCGAATCCGAAGGAG